GGAATCAGGTGATAGCTATGGCTGCTGACACAACGTGTCCATCCCAAAGAGATCCTGCCCGCCGACCTGGTGGTAGAAGTTAGCAGCTAGCCGGTCAGACGACAACGATCCCTGGTAGGTGGAGAGCCTACCTCATTGTTAAACCCGACGCCGATAGGCAACGTGGAGCATTATCGTGGATGCACGGGTTTTGATCCTTAATTAGAGCAAGAGGTTTCAATGAAAGTAAGCCTGAGAATCATACGTGATAGCTGGACTTTGACTGGTCACCATTAGTAAAAAGAAAGAGAGGAAGATTGAGATGAAAAAGAATTGGTTCACCAGGTTAGCTGATAGCCTTGGCGGCGACAAGGCTGCTGTCCAAACTGCCCGTGCACAGAGCAAGCATGAGCGGGGACACACGAAGCCGAAAGGCTACAAGCGAGCACTGCGAAACAAGCGCAAGGCTCAGCGTCAGGCGCGGAAGGAGCAGAGGGGGAAATGAAAGTAAGCCTGAGAATCATACGTGATAGCTGGAATAGTTATCCCAAAGACGAGCTAGAATTTACGATCACCGATGAACTGGTACATATCGAGATTGCAGCGGAGGAAGGTGTTCGTAGTATCTCGATTAGCCGAGATGAGTTCGTAGAGCTACTCAAGTTTCTTACTATTTAGATAGAATAACCTAAACCCAGCACAGATAGGGCCGCCCGTAGGCGGCCCTTTTCACGTTTCAGCTATTGACAATCAGGCTGTTTGTCTGTATAATAGAAGGGAATAGCAGCGAATGGACCTTCGCTTCTTTTCTCCTTTTTCTGGTGGCCCAACGGGAAGTGCCCAAACCCGTTGGGCCACGTTTTGTTTATTTCACAACGGTAAGGATAGAAAAATTGGCAAGCATTCTTGACATATTCAAGAAGAAACAACGTGTTGCTGGCGAGGATCAGTCCCCCGTCAGCAAAGATGATTTGGTCCCCGGTCGCCCTATCATTGGTGCTGCATCTGGCAAACTTACCGTCTCTCCCGATATGACCATCATGGACATGGTGTCCAGGAGAATGGGACAGAAGCACGACCCCATTGCGATGATCGAACTGTTCCGTGACTACAATCCAGATGCGAGTTTAGCCGTCTGGAACTTTCTCCGGCTTGTACATCCAGAGCATAGCATCGTCGCCAAGCTATTGCCAGACCAGGTAGAAGTAGACACCGATGGGTTGGCCATGTTGAGGTACCGGAGTGATAACCTGCGTGGCGTCTATGGCAGGGACTACGGCGGTGGATTGGGGCAGTTGATAGATGTATTGACGCTCACGCTTATTTCCCAGGGTGCTATTGCTGGCGAGCTTGAGATGTCAGAGGATTTGACCGATGTCCTCGATTGGTGCCCGGTAGACCCCAGGGAAATCACTTTCTTTGGGACAGAAGATACCGGGCACGTTGTACCAGGGATAGAAAAGCACAACAAGTTTTATCCATTGCCACGAGAACAGTTCCGGTATATCCCCCTCGACCCGGCGATAAGTAGTCCCTATGGTCGAGGGTTATTCTGGTCCTCTCTCGAAGCAGTGTTTTTCCAGGCCGAGGTGCTCCGTGATCTGAAGGTCGTAGCTCACACTGCTGGACATCCGAGGCTACACATCAAGGTCTTGGAAGAGGTCGTAGATCAGTACATGCCGGCCCGGTACCGGATGCCTGGGCAGGAAGATGCTGCAAGGGTGTGGCGAGACGGTGTGCTTTCCAGTCTCGCCAGTGAATATAGCCAGATCAAAGCTGATGACGCTTTCATCACCTGGGATTGGGTAGAACCAAGCGGATTGGATGCTGGAAGGCCGAGCTTTGATTTGAAGTCTTTGATCGGCGTTGTGGAGACGCAGGTCATCTCATCATTAAAACAGTTGCCAATACTGATGGGCAGGATAGATGGCTCTGGACTGGCACACGGCTCAGTACAATGGCAGATATTTGCACTCGGCGTACAGGCGTTGCGCACCCGTGTTGCAACGTTGGCTTCCTGGTGGGCAACCCAGACACTTAGAATTTGGGGACGGCAGAGCATTGGCTTGGTCGAGTTCCCGACGTTGAGGACACAGGACCGGTTGCGCGAGGCCCAAGCTCAGGCGCTGGAAGTACAGACCGCCATAATGATGTACAAGATGGGATGGGCATCTAACGATGAATTGGCCGAGGAGCACGTGGGCCACGCGGCTATTGGTGAACCGATGATAGAGACAGCAATAGATTCAGAATCCACTGCTATAGACGACGAGAGCCAGGAAGAGGGCATTGGCGAGGGGGAGGAAGGTTCGGCAGATGAGGAGCAGGACGAAGAAGCTAGATTGCTTGCTAATCTACTGAAAGATTTCGAGTGGCAGGCCGATGTTCCGGGTAGCCGTGACTTTGGCTTAAACGGCAATGGCAGCGAAGCTGCGTACTTTGCATTGTTGCCAAAGTACATGCGGGCCAGGATTGCCAGCTTGCAGACTGCGCTGGATGTCTTTAGTGCCGTTCGGCGTGACCGGGTTTTCGATGAACTTGATGAAGACTGATTGTACTTTAGCTGGAACATGCACCGGCAACCCTGCTAAAGCTGTGCCGTTCGGGTACGTGCCGTTTTTAGCACGTATTAAGAATATCAAAGACAAGACAGGCCTGATAGAAAGCCGGGCAGACTCAGGTGATTGGCAACCGTTAGTAGACGAGATGACGTCGGTACAGGCGGATGTGTTTCTTACTGGACAGATGTCCTACGCTGACCGAAATGCTTACGAAGATAGGTTAGTTGAGCAGGGGATAGAGACCTACAAACAGACTTTGCAAGAAGAAGCGTGGGCATTGGGCTGTGTAGATTCGGATGCAGCGCCGCCCGATGGGGCAGAACTAGATTCGATTCACGACCGCGCTCAATTTGCTGCTGGTAGTGTGACCGGCACGTACAATCTGAACCTTGCCAAAGAGATCATTGCTATAGGTGAAGCGACACCGACCGCGAACATGAATACGTATAACTATCGGTTATTCAAGGCACCCGATTCGTGGGATGATAGATATTGGCAAGAGAAGAATCTGGAAGTGGCGCAGGTTGAGACGATGACCATTGTCAACGCGGCCAAGTCGGATTTTTATTCCAGGAATCGGGACAAGACGAATCCATCGGCGGTGGTCAGGCCGTATTTTGCAGTGTGCGAGGTGTGCCAGGAGATGGTGGGTGGCAATCCTTATAGGACTGTGACGGAGATATACGAACAGTTTGAAATCCCGCCGCATCCTGGCTGCTTATTGCCTGGGCAGAAGATTCTGGTTGATAGTGGATTAGAAACTATTGAGAATGTACGTGCTGGGACTACTGTGGTGATTCCAGAGGGTAAGACTGAGGTAGTTGAAGTATTTCGGCGACCTGTTCAGGAATTGATCTACCGTCTCGAAGTTGGAAATCGAGTTCTAAGATTAACTGGAGATCATCCGGTGATGACCAGGAACGGGTGGATTTCAGTGCAAGAGCTATCAGTTGAGGACGAGGTATTGGTTGTTTCTTGGTGCGATGAGCTTTTCCGTGACATTTAGAACAAAGAGTGATTAGATTATGTGGATGATTGATTGGTGCTTTTCGCCAATAGAAAATATGATGGATTTTGAGCTTGTCTGTAGAGCCACAGACAAGACATCTGTTCTTGTCTCTCCTAATGATGAGATTACGGATTGTGTCCCATCCATTGCCACGACAAGTTTGTTTCCCGCCTTTCTAGGATGGATTAAGTGGGCCGAATTTTTGGTACATTGGATTGCCTTGGCCTTTACGTTCCTCGGAAAGTTCTTTGCGCGCTTTCTTGCTCATAACAGGTGCAGGGTACTTCTCTGGATGTTTCCTACGATATTCAAGGTAGCAATCTCTATTACAAAAGACACGCTTGAAATGAGATGGCTTTCGCCAATTGCTTTTCTCACAGTTTGGGCAGGTGATATATTTACTGCCTGCTCTTTTACTCCTAAGTTTACCAAGCCTTTCTCCCTGCGGTCCGCCGCTACATTTTCGGGAACAGTGCTTTCGTCCGTGTTCAGCAGAAAAAGTAACCTGAAATTTCTTGCCACATACTGGGCATGTTTTCGTAACTCGTTTGCGCTGACTAAGTCCATAGCAAGCACGGGAACAGTATTTGCTAGTTTTCTTATCGGGTCTAAATTCCTTGCCACAGGTTGAGCATATTTTAGTTAGCATGTCCGCATTATAACGAGGTTATACCGAATGTCAAGCCAATTCAGTTTTGAGAAAGTCACGGCAATTGATACTGAGGAATACAGCGGAGATGTCTATAATCTTCGTGTTGCTGATGATGCTTGTTTTGTTGCCGAGGGCATTGTTGTGCATAACTGTCCTCACACAGTATTTACAATGCCTAGTGTACAAATGACACCGGAAGAGTGCAGCGAACTTTGGATTGGAGGATAGAGAACGTGGACGAGAATAAGAATAACCAAGATCCATTTGAGAGCATTGAGGTGATATGTCATAAGTGCGGTGCTGTGAACCTGGTACATCTCATTAGCTCGATGTTCTTTTGCAAGTCGTGTGGTGGAACTAACGCTGGGCCTGCGGCCCAAAATCTAGTGAAACCTGGTATGAGATCAGATCCCAGGATTGCCCGAAGGATGTAGGAGGATACAACATGTCAAAGTCTGATACTAACGAGAGAGATTTCCTCGCAGTACGTGGTAAGATCGTTGCCCACGGTGGATTGGAGAAATGTGAGCCGGAGATACGTCAAGCGTTCAGTGAGCGCGTTCCCGACGGCATTGCCGAGAATGTGTACACAATGACCCTGGTTCCTTCTACTCAAGCTCTGGATAGCTATGGTACGCGGATGCCAGCAGAGGCAATCAAAGGTTATTATCGGGATGCATTGGCTGGTGTCCCACTGATGAATAGCCATCGCACCGGCGGTTGGTCCAGCGATATTGAATTGCCATTGGGCATGACTTTTGCTGCTGAAGTATTCGGCAATCCTGTAGATGAGATGCCGTTGCTCCTGCGCGACGAGATTCCAGAACCTGGCGATGTCGATTTGATGGACCAGGGTCTTAGCCTACGGACGTTGGACTACATGCTACACAATCATTTTCCCAATGGCCCGAACAACCTCGGAACTGAGGACGTGATCCGGTCCATCGAGGGGCGGACATTGCGCAGTGTTTCCATTGGGTTTGGTTCTCGGCTACCCAAGCGTATATGGTACGAGTGTGGACTATGCGGTGAGGACATGTTTGGTTATGATGGTGAGTGTCCTCATTTTCCGCTGGTTGCCGACAGAGAGACCGGACTGATCGCGTTTGCCTGGCCGCGTGACGTGGAGATGGCCGAACATAGTCTGGTGTGGGCCGGGGCTACGCCTGGGGCTATAGTCGAGAAAGCGGAAAGATTTATCAGGTCTGGTGGTTTGCGTTCTGCTGACGTAGATATGTTGGAAGACGTTTGGGGAGTCAAACTGAATCCCCGGAAAGTGTTTGGAGTTAAAGAGGAGGTTAGAAATATGGATGAACAAGAACTGGAAATCGTAGAAGAGGCAAAAGAGGCAGAAGAGATCGAGGAAGCTGCCGAGGGAGAGATCGAGGCCGAGGATGAGATCGTAGAAGAGGCCGAAGTGGTGGGAATGGCTGAACCAGAAACTGAAGTAGAAGCCAAAATGGCTGAGCCAGAAGCCGAAATGGCTGAGCCAGAAGCCGAAGCAGACCTGGTTACTAATCTACTCTCTGACCTCAACGAGCGGTTCGATGTGCTCACCAGCATCGTCGCCGGTCTCGCTCGCAATATTGAAGAAGTGCGGTCTCGTGATGATGGGCGCAATACCGATGCTCGGTCTGCTTTAATTGACCGAGCAGTGGTTGCCAGGACACGCTCTGGTATCACGTTCGATGAGGCGAGCTATCGTTCCTTGTTAGTCAATGCTTCTATAGAGACAATCGAAGCTGAGATCAATGCCCACGAGATGGTGGTAGCTGGTCAGTTTACTACTGGCCGGGCGACCAAGAAAGTTGGACGAACACGAGTAAGTGAACCGCAAGCAAGCGAGCGTAATGGTCACCGCTCTCCACAATTGTATGTGACCCGCAAACCTAGCTAATCGCTAGGAAAAATAAGATACGGAGGTTAAAAAATGGCAGATCCTAGAATTTTACCCGGTTTTGAAGGACTTGGTGCTGAGTATCTGACTGCTGTGTACGACAACAGTGCCATCACCTATGATGCAACCGCGGCTGGTGGTAGTGCCGAGGTTGGCTTGGCGGTCAGTTTCACTGCGACCGGCAAGGTGATCAGTACCGTGGCGGCTGACGAAGGTGTGCTCGGTCAGTTGGTCAAGGTCGAGAGTGATGGGCGTTGCGTTGTCCAGTACAAGGGCTACATGAAGTTGCCGACTGGTACGACCCCTGGGTTGACCTGGATGGGCAGCATCATTGGTCTGTTGCTCGTTGCAGCCGAAGGTTACGTTGGCGCGGTCGACGCGGCTGGTGAGGTGTACGTGCAGCGCGGGAATATCATCGATACCACGCTCACCACGGTCGAGATTGATGGTACCGATGTTGACGCTGTCGAAGTGATTCTATAGCTTGAGTCACAAAAGAATCTAAGAATCTTTAGGAGGAAACTATGAATATGACAAAAAGCGATCCACGTGAAATCGTGCTTTCGCCCGAACTGTATGAGCGTGCATACAGCGAAGGCACAAGTCTGTCCGGGTATCTGGAAAAACTCGATCCCAGTCGTGAGTATAAGGGAACTGAGTTTGATGGTACGGATGCTTTCGAGCGCCAGATGTTCTGGGCAGATATTATGCCGTTCAGCTATCCAGAGCGCGGTGTTTGGTCTGACCGGGTTAGCAAGTTTTACGAGCAGGAGGGTGCTGCTGTCCTGTTCCCAGAGTTTATAGCTCGTGTCTGGCGCAGTGTCAGTACCGTCGCCAACAAGACCCCTGGCCTGGATGGATTGCAGCGGTTTTACATGTCCTCGTCTCCTGTGAGTGACGTACTGCATCCTGACTACATCCAGAGTGTTGCTCGGCAGAAGCAGATTGCTCCGGCGATCCCGCTCTCCGAGATCGTTGCTATCACCACCGGTATCGATAGCGGTGTCTACCGTGCGTTTTACCTCAAGGATGATGAGGATGAGCGCCGGATGGCCCGCGTCGCAGAAGGCACCGAGGTGCCGACAGTTGAGTTGACCGGTGGCGACCACACGATCAGCGTCCGCAAGTACGGTCGTCGGCTGCTGGGGTCTTACGAGACTTTCCGGCGCATGACCATCGACCGCTTTGCCCTGCATCTGGCTCTTCTGGCAGTGCAGGCTGAAGTTGACAAGGTCAAGACCGCTATCGACGTGATCGTGAATGGCGACGGCAACACGACCCCGGCTGTGACTGCGGCCACGAACCACAACCTGTTGACGCTGGACACCGATGCTGTTGCCGGTGCTCCCACCCTGAAAGGCTATCTAGCCTGGATGATGCAGTGGGGTTCGCCTTATGCCTGCAACGTCGTTCTGGCCAAGCAGACACATGCGCTGGAACTGTTGATGTGCAACGCCGGTACTGCCAACGTCCTGTTCGGTCAGGTCGTGGGGATGTTCGGTATCGGTGGAGTGACGCCGATCAGTGGACAGCTTGGCCCAGTGCGCCTGGGCTGGGATGCTCAATGCCCGACCGAGACTTGGGTTGGCATCGACAATCGCTTCGCAATCGAGATGGTGACTGAGATTGGTGCATCCCTAACGGAGACCGACAAGATCATCTCTCGCCAGTTCAACGAGATCGTGATGACCGAGAGTATTGGATTTGCCGTGCTCGATCCCAATAGCTCGAAGACGCTCACGCTTAACGCCTAAATTTAACTTAATTAGCTGGTGTCCTGGTCGAATACCGGGGTCTGTGTTAGTTTTTTTGGCATAGTCCCTGGTAACGACCTGGATACTGCTATAAAGGAGTGAAATATGGAAAACAAGAAAGAATGGCCCAAGTGGGTCCAGGTTCTGCTTGCCGTCCTGTTGTCTGTTGTCATTAGCGGTGGGACTGCGTTCCTCGTCTCTGATCAGATCGTCGAGCAGGGCACGACGAACTTTGATACCATCGTGCTCTCGCAAGACCTGACGGTTGGCGACGATCTGACTGTCACGGACGATGCTACTGTCACTGGCGACCTGGCTGTTACCGGCGACCTGGCTGTTACTGGGAATAACTCGGCGGCGACGTTCCTCAACCTGACTGCGCAGACAGCTATCAGTGTCACAGCCGGGGCAGCCATAACGCCGACCGGGACGTATCAGCCTCTCACCAGTGCCGCAGCCGTTACGTGCTCTACTACACTCTGTATAGCCGATGGCACGACGACCGGTGACCTGCTGCTTCTGGAGAATCAGAATGCCTCTGACACCGTTACAATAGATGGCACGGGCGGCAACGTCGAATGTAAAACAGACGTTGTTCTCGGTGCGGGTGATCAGTTGCTCCTGCTTTGGAATGGCACGAACTGGTATTGCACGAGCGGATACGATAACAGTTAGTGGTAGATGACTAAGAGCATACTTGCTTACTGCCCAAGGGCTTGGAGAGTTAGCACCTGGTTGACACTTGCTTCGGCGTGTGCTGACCTTCGGGTGCTAACTGCTCCGCCGTTGAATGGTGATAGCTTCCCGTATCACGAGTTGCAAGGAGTCCGATTGTTCTACCTGCGCTTGCATGGGTTACCTGGACAAAGCTATCTCTATGGTGACAAGCGTGGCGCGATAGGAATGACAGCGTTCTCCGGCCAACGACTTGCGAATCTCGATCTTACCGGCCTGGTGGTCTTCATGGAAGGATGCTATGGAGCCAAGACGACTTTGCCGGAGATGTTTCGCCAGCAAGGTGCTGCTGCTGTTATCGCCAGCGAAGAGGCTACAAACAATCGCAAGTTCCGTGTCGGTCCGGCAGGGAAGTTTGGCAAGGCTTTCGTTAGCTCGTTGTTGAAAGGCAATGACATAGGTCTGAGCCTGTATAATGTGAAGGAAAAACATGCCGAGAGCGCCCGAAAGTTCGTTGTTTTCGGAGACTCTCGGCATAGGATATAAGAATTTATAACAAGGAGACGTTCTATGGCAAAGCAAGATTTGATTTGGGTGGTTCCTGGCAACAATCGGCAAGTTGGCTTCCACGAAGCTAACCCAGCTCATCCTGGTGGTGAGGCTTGGGTTGTCGGTGACGCTAGTTCTGACGAGGAGCCGGAGCCTGTGCAGATTGCTCGTACACCTGCTGCTTCTCTGGCCATCTCAAAGGGGCGCATCCACGAGGTCTCTGCCGTTGTGGAGAAACAGGTACGCAAGCCCAGGAAGACCAAGCCTGCTGTTGTGGTTGAGCCAGAGGACCCGGTTGAACTTGAAGTTGAGCAATAATGGCCGATATACTGACAAAAGCGTCTGACCTGGACGACGTTCGGGCTGCACTTGGCGTCGATTCAACCAATCTGCCAGATAGCATCTTGGAATCAACCCTGTTTCTCGATTATGTCGAGGACGTGGTCGAGGCGATGGTGAACACTTGGTCTGGGTGTGAGGATTTTGACACACTCAAGTTGGCCGGTGGTACCAACTGGGAGTTTATCCGGGCAGGCACGATGATGCTTCTGGCTGCGCACGCTGTCAGCTACGTCAACATGAAGGAAGCCGACAGCGTACGCATCGGCAATTTTGCTCAGTCTGGACGCAAGATCGAGTGGCCTGAGAAACATGCCTCAATGGTTGCCAGAGCGTCAGAGGCTTTTGGCAATGTGGCGTGTCGGACGTTCACTACTCCATCTCCTGTCGTGCTCTATGGCCCAAGCAGTGCAGGACGTGATATACCTGACAGTATGGAAGAGTACGTCGAAAAGATACAGCCTCGCTTCTTGGACTTTATCGAGGAAGGTGAGGATGAAGATGATACGTATTATAGTTCTTAAAGGAGCAGGACATGTCTAATTGGTTTAGTGCACAAAGCGTCGTGCCTGTTGGTGGTGTGAACCTCCAGGGGGCGCTTTTGGCTTCTGCTGCCAGGACTGTTACTGTAGATACAGACGACCAACAGAATCCAGGCGCTCGTGGAGTGATAGTAACGCTCGATGTAACGGCTGTTGTTGATACACCGAGCATCGTGTTGAAGATTCAACACAAAGACCCGGCCAGTGAGAAGTATGAGACATTACTTGCTGCAACTGCTGTGACCGCTACGGGTACGCACACGTACATAGTGCACACCGATGTTGGTACTGCTGCCGGTGACATTACAGCGGTTGCTAACTATCCGCTTGGGCAGACGTGGCGAGTGCGGGTCGAGCATGGCGATACGGATTCGATCACGTACTCGGTCGGATATTGCTTGGTACCGTAGGTAACTTTCACCGGACAAGTCAGGATTGTGTTTTGATATGACATACGCGGCTTTTGTAGCACAGCTTAGGCATACGTGTACGATCAGGGTTGCATCCGAGGATAGCACCGACGTTCACGGGCAGCCTGTTTTGAGTTGGGCTGATGAAGAGACAAAGCATGCTTGTTTGTGGCAAGTGAGAAGTGGCGGGTTGCGGAACGATCCCTACGCTGCCCGCATAGATTACGATGGTGTGTTGTTTCTCGTTTATGACGGCGATTTCGATGAGACCCGTCAGATTACAAACATCAAGACCGGCAGTACCGTCATCGAAGCCGGGCCGTTGAAGGTCGCGTTTGCAGACGCTGCTGCTGGGCAGGAACATCATTTGGAGCTTTATTGTAAAAGAACAGATATTCAGGGGATTAGCTAATGCCATCACGATGGCCTACCGGTAGTTCTGCGCCCAGGGTATCTATGCACTTTCAGATCAACCCGGCTTTCTTGCCATTCGTGGAGATGACCGG